TTTTTGTCGTCCGTTGGCAGCTCTCTGATAAATTCGATGCAATTTAACCGCACTTGGTTTGAGCGTAGAAAGAATTGTTTTTTACTTTCCATTGTAGCCACCGACTTTTTTAATAAAATCAAGGCTAACTGACCGCATTGCAAAATCTTCCATTGTCGGGTCAAACACTACAACCATTTGCCCTTTTGAGTTGCCTTTGATTTCCTTGCCAGTTATAGGATGAATAAATGCAATTCGACCGCCTGTAATATCAATCACTTCATTCGCCACATTGTGAATATGTTTTTGATACCACTGTGTAGATTTGTCGTTATTAAGCAACATGATTACAAGGCATCCAGAATCTCTTAACTCTTTTGCTTTAATGATGAATGGGGTTACGTCTGAATAAGGCGGGTTTACATAAACCGAGTTGCAACAAACGGTATCCATTAAAAACTTAGCACTAACGTTTAAAAAGTCGTGATGGATACCTTTTTCGCCAATATAATCTGGCGTTAATGCGTTACTCTCATTGGCACATCCATCTACACTAAAGTTGAATCTAGTATCTAGCCAATTAAACACATACTTAGGCGTTTGCCATGTATCTTTATCAAATTTTTGTTCTGTCATCTACGCAATCCCCATAATCTCTTTAATCTTTGCTACACCGTTTTTTGATACTTCTGGCGGAATAACTTTTGGCTTTTGCTCTAGCAGTTCTGGAATTTGTGGAAATTCAAAACCAGTGCGAGCTTTATCAACTACTTCAGCAAGGATTTTTGGCATAGCCTTTTGGCAATCTTCCCATTTCTTTTTCCCGTAACCGTCATAGATTGTTTTTAGTAAGTAATACTCTGCTCTCGAACGGAATTTGAAATTGTGTGGCTCTTTCGCATAACCAAAGTATTTTTGAAGTCTAGCCTCTAATTCTTCTTGTGTTGGTAGTCCTAATTCGTGATTGTCGTAGTTGTTACACCAGGAAATAAACTCGCCTACACTTGGCAAATATCCGTTTGTTTTCGCTCTTGCAACAGCCATTCCACGCTTAACTTGATCAAATGTTTTAACCCCATTTTCGGCAAAGCCTAGAATCCATTGTTGTTTAAGAATTTTTAATTGTTCAGGTTGAACCGTTAAGAGCGTTGGGCAAGATGCGATCAGTTGCTCGAAAACTCTGTCAATTAACTTCTCTGCGATAACTGGAGCTTGTTTTGTTGTAGTTTGGTTTAGTGTTGTTACTTGGCTCATTAGAAAACTCCTTCCCAATCTTCTTCACGATTCCACGGCTGCGCATTCTTTTCGGTAAATGTCATTTTTTGCTGTTGTCGATGGATGACTCCACCACCTCGCCAATCCCATTCGGATTTAAATCCACGCCAATTACGCTCGATGGATATTGTGATTGCCTCGGCAAGAGGTATTCCAGCTTTGTCCGCCTCACGCTGAAAGCCTTTCAGTGCTGTTCCGGTAATTGGTGCTTTACAGGCCTTGCGATGGATCATGAAGTCATCAGCAAGTTGCCCAGTGATTCCAAAATCAGCAAGCAATTCCAAAACACTTTTTTTGGTATTTTTTTTATTTGTATTTTGTATATTGTTTTTAATATTGTTTATTGTGTGTGAACTTTTTTCACTAGTGACTGGTGAACTTTTTTCACTAGTCGCTGGAAAATTTTTCACTAGTGAACTTTTTTCACTAGTCGTTGTTTTGTATGTTTTGATTGAGTAAATTCCAGTATTTCTATCGCCTGACTTTCGTTCTAAAATTTCACGCGCTACAAGGCTTTCACAAGCTGAAATTACAGCCTTGTTGCTTAACCCTGTAACTTTCATAAATTGGCTAACAGAAATAGCATCTTCTTCTTTGTTCCAGCCTTTAGTTTTGCGTAACACGCACAAGTAACATTTCAATTCTGAATGTGACAACTCTGGAAGTAACTCATCAATGATTGAATTGGGGAAAATAAACCCTCTTACATCTTGATCTAACATTACATCAACTCCGAAGCATAACGAGATGCGATATATTCAATTCCTTTACTGGTAACTCGTGTTTGAGTGTAGTTGTGACCGTATTCTGTTGTGCCAGTTTTCACATCAAACAAGCCTTTGACATGGTATTTTTGGTAAGGTAACAAGTTTCCAGATTGTCTAAACAAAAGTCCGTCACCAACTAAGCAATCAATCATCGCTCTTTCTGGAACTCTTAGGATTTTGGCAGTTTCACGAAGTGATTTAGTTGTGCCAGCCTCTACATAACGTTGAACAAATTCCACTTTAGGTCGTTGTTGCTCGATTAATAGGTTTTGTTTTTCGATTTGCTCCGCTTGGTCTGCTGCCAATCTCAAGGCCTCTGATAATGTTTGAGGGATTTGCGGTATTTGTTGATTTTCTAACTCTTGCCAGCGATCAACTAATCTAGCTGTGAATTCTGGTGATAATTGAGCAACCACCACATAGCTATCACGTTTAATTAATTGGTATTCTGTGACAACTTGACCTAGATGATTTTTAACTTCCACCATTGGTGTAAGTTGAATTAATCCCTTGTCTTGTAAGCGTTCAATGGTTCTTTTCACTGAATCGTGTCGAGATTCAACTAAATCTGCAATCTCTCTACTGCTCATTGTTAAAATACTTGAATTTTTGTTCATAATCGGTAATAATTTACTCATCTTTTGATGTCCTCCGACTGATAAAGGTTATTACATACGACTTAATCAAAGCCTCTGTTACCGCAGGGGCTTTTTTATTTCCGTTTATTTAAAGCAATTACGCACTCGATTGAGTGTTGTGTCGCGGCTAAATGTTTGTTTAATAATTTTCGAATAATTTCTTCTTCTCCTTGGGTAATTTCGCCATCTTTTAACGCATCCTCTAACACACCGAAAAGCATGCCTCTAGCTGATAATTCATGTAGTTGGATATTTGCCATTTCTACTGCATCTAGATTGTCTGCATCGGTATCTTTTACAAATCGTCCACCAGCATTTCGGCAAAGCTCATCAATAAAATCAGTGCATCCATACTCAAGTTGCAGTGCGATCAATTCTTCGTTTTTAAAGCGTTGCCCTTTTGTTTGGTAAAGACGGTTATTTAACTCGCTTTCGGTAAAGCCGAGAAAGCCAGCTACCGCACTTTTGCCACCTGGTACTTTCTCGATCATCTCTATAATGGTTTGTTTCATTGCCATAATTTCTTTCCGTTTTTTATGGTTTTCTTTTGGGTAAAGGTTGGTAAATTACGCTCTAAGGTGTTTTGGTAATCCATCATCTGGGTTTGGATATAAGTGCGGACTTAATTCATGCGGAGTAACTAAATAATCAGTTACTGCAGACCAAACTAATGTCGTCTTCGCGCTTAATTCACAACGTCCCGTCAGATAATGGCTAACAAATCCTTGGGTTTTTTGTACAAGCCGAGCAAACTGTTCTTGAGTGAGTTTTTTCTCGGCTAAATAATCGGTTAGTTTCATATAGCCTCCTTAATAGTTAAATATTAGCAAAACTATTTACTTTATTCAATAGTTTTAATATTTTCACTATTCTTGATCTTATTAGCGGGGCTAATATAATTCCGGCAAAAGATACGAGAGGGATACAATGAGCGAAGTGGAACAAAGACTTTTTGAGATTAAAACTCGCCTAAAAAGTATTTATGAAACAAAGAAAAAAGATTTGGGATTAACTCAAGCTAAAATCGCTAATCTATTGGATATTAAGACACAGGGCGGCGTAAGCCACTATATGAACCCAAATAGTAAGCAGCCTATAAGCAAAGAAACAATCATTAAATTTGCTTCGATTCTTGATGTTGAACCATCTGATATAGATCCTGATATTTCCGAGGACTTCACTACTCTTGTAGCAAAAGCAAAAGAGTTTTCGGAACCGACAGCCTCCGATTCAGTCAAGCTCACACTACTTGATAACCATCTTGCCGCCGGTGATGGCGTCATCAACCTTGATTACCCGGACACAATCCGCTCTATTGAATTTTCGCGCGACAAGTTCATGGAGATTTTCCAACGCAGAACGGCTCATAATCTCTCGATTGCGATTATCGACGGAAACAGCATGTACAACCCAACCAATGCCGAAATGAGCCTAAAACATGGTGACATCGTGGCGATTGATAGAACAATTAATGACTTCAAAGATGACGGCATCTATGCGTTTGTATATGAGGGGAAAGCAAGAATCAAGCGCTTGCAGTATCTAAGCGGCTACAGACTAAAAGTAATTTCGGATAATCCAAGTTACGATCCTGAAATCTTAGAAAAAGACCAAGTAGAGCAAATTCATTTTGTCGGAAAACTAATCAAGAAACTAACACTGGATATTGTTGATCTTTAACCAACGAGTAACGTAAACAACCAAGGATATTGATATGGTAAAAAATTTTGAAGATGTGAAACAATCCATTGTTGAGGCGCAATTAGCTTCCTCACCAAAGGATAAAATGATTAATAGCATTATGAAAGGAACCGCTGATCTACTATCAGCGAATGATATTATTAATAGGCTAGGAATTACACCGAATGAATTTGAGAAAATGGTTAATCTGCCACGTCATTATGTAAACGCTAAGGGTTTTGGAGGCGCGGTTCATGCAGCAAATGTTTTATTTGACCCGCATATTGAATTGATTAATCACGACTTAGAAGAGAAAACCATGTTCCCAAAACCTGATTTATACATATTAGGGAAAGCGCGTTGGACGAAAGAAACCTTTAAAAAATGGTTAGAAAAACAGTGTAGATAAAGAAAAAGGTAGGTTTTAACCTACCTTTCCCGAACCGCCAACAAGCGATTCTCACACTTTACAAAGCGATCCGGCTCCTACGTCCGGGGCTTCGGGTCCGTTGCCAGTGCGAGTATTATTACACTAAATAAAATTTGAGTAAAGAAAAAAATATGCTTTCTAAACAAATTATAAGTATTTCAGAAAGTCGGTTGACCGCATATCTATTTTGTTTCTACCAAAACGATAAAGCTAAACAGAAAGAAGCGATTGCGGTATATACTGCATTACAACATCGTACTGGAATTTACTTTTCTTTAATACAAGAGATTGAAGTTGCTTTACGAAATGAAATCAGTGAATTGCTTCGTAACATTGCGCCTAATAATGACTTATACAAATTTTTCCATTACTTAGCACAGGATAGCAGCGCCCCTTTAACTGCCGAATCAAAACGTCAGTTACAAAAAGCGATCAACGAATGCAGTAAAAGAAAATATAATGAAAATGACATTATTTCACATATTACTTTTGGTTTTTGGGTCAATCTCTTTGACTATGATCCAAAAAGGAATAAACACGTTGCCTATTGGCAAAAAGTGCTAAAACCTATTTTTAACCATAGATTTAGCAATTTTAAAGAGTTATATAATACATTGAAGCAAGTAATGCGATTTCGTAACAGACTGTATCATCAGGAAATTATATGGAATAAACGCATCGCAAAAAAACCCGGACACGCTTTGGATAATTTAGAAAAAACCTATAAAAAATTTGAAACCACACTACAAAAAATTGCGCCTGAAAGGTTTATCTTTCGTCAGCTTTCACAAGCTCTAATCTGGCAACGAGATATTTTCTTTGATCAGCAAATATTCGATGCTGAAATAACTGTTCTGCCTCGACATATCACCTAAACCGCCACTTCGGCGGTTTTCTTTTGCCCAAAATCAACCGCTCCCACCTCTCCCC